TATTTGAAATTTGTTGTAAAAATGTTAAGATAGCTTATGGATAAAACTTCAACACGAGCAATGATCGCCCTTTTGGGTGGCCCTACAAAGGTGGCAAACCTAGTAGGAGTAAGCGTTCCAGCGGTGTCTATGTGGCAAAACGGGATAATTCCTTATGACAAGTTGGTAATCCTAGCCGCTACGCTAGAAAAACAAAGTCACGGTTTATGGTCAAGAAAAAGCCTTTTTCCGCTTTCTTACAAAATGATATGGCCTGAATTGGAATGAGAACAATTAGCTGGTTTTCATGCGGTGCGGCAAGTGCTGTAGCTACCAAATTAGCCATTACTGAAAGCAAAATTCCTGTAGAAGTGGTTTATTGCCATGTAAAAGAAGAACACCCTGACAATTTACGGTTTATGCGTGATTGCGAACAATGGTTCGGACAACCTATAAAAGTTATACAAAACGACAAATACAACGGTAGCATTTATGAAGTGTTTGAAAAACGCAAATATATTGTAGGTATTGGGGGTGCTCCATGCACCGTACACCTTAAAAAAGATATGCGTAAGGCGTTTGAATTACCCAATGACAAGCAAGTATTTGGCTATACCGCAGAAGAACAAGACCGTGTAGATAGGTTTATTGATGCCAATAATGATGTCAATTTATGGTCTATTTTGATAGAAAAAGGTCTTGGTAAATCTGATTGTTTAGCAATAATTGATAGGGCTGGCATAGAGTTACCAGCAATGTATAAACTTGGCTACCAAAACAACAATTGTATTGGGTGCGTCAAGGGTGGATTGGGGTATTGGAATAAAATACGACATGACTTTCCTGACCAGTTTGACCGTATGGCGGCTGTAGAACGCACGGTTGGGGCTAAAATCCTTAAACACAAAGGTGAACGCATTTGGCTAACAGAATTGCCTGTAGACGCTGGTGATTACCCTACAGAACAAGCCATAGAATGTGGGATTTTTTGCCACATGGCAGAAGAAGAAATAAAGTAGTACAATTAAATGGCAGATTGATCCCTGCACCATAAAATCGACTAGACCCTTTAGGGTAGCTTTGAGCATTTACTAAAAGTTGTCGAACCTTTTAGCAAGTGGGATCAACTTAGAGCTACCTTAAGGGGTTTTTCTATTTCTGCCGTACTCCAAACGATATTAAGCACTTAAATGGGTGGCGTGGAATAAAGCATGGGCTGGTTTACACCTG